CCACCTCTGCCCATCCTTTGCCACTAGGTGTTGGCATATAGGTAGCTCAGTAATAATCCTCTGTGTAAATGTAGAGAAGTCATCAGCCCTAGCCTTACTAGCAGACACCACCATGAACTTAAGCTGTGGGTCTAGGAGGAGTTGGTGTACGACATAGGCTGCTGTGATGTAGCTTTTACCTACCCCACGAAAGGCTTCAATAATGCAACGCTTTGGTGAGTGCTGTAGGTAGTGTGCTATGTCGTATTGAATAGGTGTTGGCTCTGGGAGTCCTAGATGTTGCCATACAAGATAGGTAAAGTTCCTGAAGTCTTGTAATTGTTCTGGTATCTTAGTCATCATACATAATGTCTATAGGGTGGTCATGAGTATCTTCTGCTTTAGCCCACACTGCATTGATTGGTGCTACAGAAAACTCAAAGGTAGTATCACCAATCTTGTGTCCTGACACTGCTCCTTCTATCTTGAAGCCTGTAGCAGCAGTAGGTTCAGTAGTATTAGTACCAAAGCCTACCTCAATCGTATGAGCATCGTGATGGTTCTGAATACAGAGATAAGTACGAGTATGGTCTTCATCTAGTATCTTAGTCCAGTTACCACCAGTCAGTGTCTTCTGTTCTGTTTTAAGTGAAGCATTAGCTGCTACTGTCATTGTACTGCCTCCGACATATCAAAGGGTAAGCTTTCTAAGAGATTAGCCAAGGGTGACTCAGCAGTCACTACGTCAAGGCTTGCTCCGTTGTCCTTGAGAAACTTAACAGCTACTGATAGCTCACTTGCTGTTGCTTCTCCACTCATCACACGACTTAGTAACTCTTTCGTCACTTGTTCGTGTAGAGTGTCCATCAGTTGTTTTTCTGTCATCTATCTTTTCTCCACGGTTCTTAGCTGCCTGTTCAGCAGTAGTCTGATTAAACATATTAAATATGTGTGTACTCACTTACTAACACCCTTTATCTTTTCAAAAGTACGGAGTCCTGCCATTCCGAGCATTGCAAAGGTAAGCTCAAGTAGAACGTCAGAGGGAACAGTAGGGACTTCTCCCTCTACTCCTGCCATGTTCATACCCCACTGAGCAAAGTTTGCACCAATGAATAACCAGAAGATACCTAGCGCACAAGACCAACCGATTGCTGGTCTCCATCCAGCGACAAAGATGTTCTTGTGTTTTGCCTCTGTTTGGTTTGTTGCTATCTGAGCTAGGTTAATACTACTAGCGTTCTCTATCAGGGTTTTTTCAATGTCCTGTAGAGCCTTTGCTTTACCATTCTCATCAGGAATAGTCCTATCAATTACCCCACTAATAAGTGGGAGTAGTTGTGGTATTAGAGCAGTTATCATGTTTGCTCTCCTATCTGTTCGCATTTGCTTCCTACAACGTAGGGAGGATAGAACATCTGTGGAACAACGTCTACCATTTCCTGTAGACGCTGCTCACACTGTTGTTCTGTTTTGTACAGACCACGATTGTCTCGTAGTTCTACACAGGGTGGTTCTGCATTAGGCAGCATACTACACACCAGTACCATAGCCTGAAACATTACATAACCTTAGAAAATAACATAGCAGCCATTGCTACCATAGCAAAGGTAGACCCCATAATCATGGCTTCTAGCCGCCACATACGCTTTTCTAAGTTATCTAGCTTTTCTTTTATGCCATTGTAGCGTTCCAGACAGAGGGCTTCGTGATTATCTAGTTGTGACTGTGTACTCATTTATATTACCTTAATTACAATATGTGTTTCGTTCTTCACATGAGTGACAAGTTGATGGGTCATGTGGATACCCTGCGGCTTCTACATAACAGCTAACAACATACGGTTTCACAGCATCGTCAATCATATCCCAGTGTTCAGACTTTGTTTTGTGACGTAGGTAGTCATTCACTTTCTTGTCTGGATACATCAGACTAAACGCAGCACACCATCTGTCATAAATCTCGCTATTGAAGACTTCATCTGCGTGATACCCAAACACAAGTTCTTTGACTTCTGGCAATTTACCAGCAATCATAGTAGCGGCAGGAAATAACCACACTCTTTGATAGTCACCTTCGTACATTCCAGTCATATAATTATGCTTCAAGTGAACATGAATAAACCTATGAAACTTATAGTGAGCCAATATCTTCTTAACTAAATTTAAGTCAGCAGTCGGAAAAGCCATAGTAGGC